TGGCGCTGCCGACTAAAACTAACTTGGAAACAATGGATTACTCCTACGGGGGCGTGCCATTTGTTTCGGTTGCAACAAAGGCTGGAATAGATTTAGACACGCTTGATTATTCCTACGCTGGCGTGCCATTTTGGGGCTTGGAAGTAAGTGGAGGCGGTCCGCAAAGTTACACCCTCACTTGCGCCGCTGGTTCGTACACGCTTACTGGCTCATCGGTAACGCTCACGCACACGCCCGCATCGCAAAACTTGACGCTTGCTTGTAATGCCGGTTCATACTCGCTTACTGGCACTAACGCCGACCTCACGGTCACCCGACATTACACGCTAACCTGTGAAGCTGGAAGTTACAGTCTGACTGGCACGAACGCCGACCCGACATTAGGGTACACTGCAAACGCCTCTCAGCCTGCATATCTTCAAGGTAGAGACCAAAGCAATGGGCAAAACTCTGCATATCTAAGTGGCAAAGTATCGCTCGATAAATCTCAATCGGCATATTTAGAGGGAGCGTCCGTAGAGTGCAGCGATGTAAATAGAGCTTATCTAAAAGGAAGTGGTGATCAATACTCAACAATTTCAGTATGGATAACTGGAAATCAAAGATCGATTGGATCAAACTATGCATATATAAAGGGATCGGCAAATACCCTAGAAAAGAACTCTGCCTATATAAAAGGTTACGGACAAATTATTACACCCGATGGAGATATTGGCTCAAGTAGTGCTGGATCATGGTTGGACCAGGATAATGGAACGGCACTTTATGCTGCACTCAAGGAAACCTTACCAGACGATGCTACTTATGTTTATCTATCAGGAGAAGTAGCAGTCAATGATTACTTTGAAGTTTCATTGGAAGATCCTGACCCTGATGAACCAGGTGCTGGAAACATTGTTGTATATTGGCGTGGTCGAGATCAAAATAATGCAGGAACTTTGCAAATCAAGGTTGAATTAAGACAGGGTTCTACTGTAATTGCAAGCGATACGCAGACAATGACTGCAGTAGCAACCACATACTCGTTTACTCTTACTGCAGAACAACGAAACCTTATTAGCGATTGGAGTGACCTTCGGTTGCGATTTACAATAATGGCGATCTAGTCAAAGAGGATTACTATGGCTGATTGTATTCCCGAAATTCAATGGAGTGTTGTTGTACTTCCAGAATCCGCTCCCAGGATTCGTTCAAGTGTTTCGGCTTACTTAACGGGAACAGCCATTGACCTATCCTCTAGTAACGCATATTTATCCGGACAAGATAGTGCCATAAGTAATACTTCTGCCTATTTGACGGGAGAGATTTTATCTTCTTCGTCATTCTGCGCTTACTTGAGTGGCAGCGACTCACCTGTTGATTTAACATTCGTTTATTTGGAGGGGGCACCAGGATACGCTATAAGCAGTTCTGCGGCTTTCATTCGGGGAATTGGCACGGAAGCCTCGATTCAATCTGCTTATATTTGCAGTGAGGATATCCTGACCTCCTCAACCTCAGCGTATTTGGCCGGGGAACAATTTACCACTTCTCAAGTCAATGCCTATCTTGGAGCGCAGAACGACGCAGAAGATAAAACCCCAATCTTTATTAGCGGTTCCTTTGCACACCGTGCAAACCAAATAGCCTGGCTTGCAGGGCTAGATTATAGCACGGACTCTATTCAGGCGTATTCTGTTGGGTCTTTAGTAAACACAAGTCAGATAACCGCTTATCTGGCAGGTGGTACATCAACGCAAGATGCTATTTTTGCATTCATTTATGGAAAGGAGACAATTGGCACAACTGAGAATGGCTATCTCGCTGGTTCGGAAAATGCGCAAAGTTCAAAAACATCTTATTTACAAGGACAAGACTATGCTCAAAATTCTATTCCGGGCTATCTTAAATCTGAAGCGCAACTCGAAGGAAGCCAATTATCATTCACGGCTGGCGCGGATACAGCAGCGACAATACAGGGAGCCAGTACGTGGGGACAAGTACAGAGCGCATCATCACAAACATCCTATCTAAAAGGAGAATCGAGCACACTATTACCGAGCATGTCCCTTGAAGGGGATATGTATTTGGAGTACAATCTAAATGGAAGTATGACAATCAAATATGAAAAGAATGGGGAAATGAAATCGAGCAAAAGTTTGCTCGGCAGTCTTACATGACAATTAATGACATGGAATGTCAATGAACATGGCCGAATCATTATTCGCAACTAGGAGGATATACCATGTCTATTGTAGCGAGCCAACCTACAGTTCGATTCAATGCCGCAGGACCTTATGGCATTGAAGGTATCTCTTATGTTCCAAAAGTAATCACCGTCAAAAAAACTGTTACTACAGCAACCGAGAATGATGATTTTATGCTTGCTCCAACGGGCACATTCATCACTGAGGTTATTGCAGTCGTAACTGACGCTTGTGACGGAGATACTACGGTAACTCTTGGAACAGATGGAGATGCGGATGCGCTGATCAATGCTACCAATTTTTCTGTTGAGACCTTAGGGAATTTCTACAAATTCTCTACTGGCTATTACCTTCCATCAGGTGATACTTTACGGATCGCCGTTGGTGGCACTCCTGCTGCAGGAGAAGTCGAATTCTTGATCAGCTATTTTGAAATCCCATCAATGATGGGCAATGGAATTCATTTTGAACTGTAATTGAAAAGGACAAATTATCATGAATACAACTGACGATCAGAAATATGGTGATGAGGCGAAACCGGAAAGTGGTTCTACACCTACGGACGCTTCCCACCAAACGACTGAGTCCCCCTCACCTTCGCAGAGCGGAAACCCATCGGGCTACGTTTCTGAGGATGCCTACAAGGGGTTACAACGAGCCGCCGAAAGACAAAAAGCAAAACTGGAAGCGGAACTGGCAGAAGCCCGCAAAAAAGCCGAAGAGCTTTCGACATCACTAGAAGAAACAAAGCTAGCCGTAGCTGAAAAAGAAAAGCTGGCAAAAGAGCGGGACGAATTGAATGCTGGTATTCAGGCTTTACAGCAAGAACGCGAGAAGCTGGCAATTCAATTACAGCAGCAGCAAATCGTATTGGAAAAATACCCAGACTTAGCCCCATTAGCGAATTACATTCCGCATGGTGTAAGCCTTGAGGAATTTCAAGCAAATGCAGAAAATTTCAGAAAAGCCGTTGAGAGTTATCTGTCAATGAGGTTGCGTCAAGAATCGGCTGGCGCAACGCCTCCAATTGGCGGAGGCAACCAGGGAACTGATGCAGGAAAAACACAACGGCTCTGGGATAAGGTATATGCCCTTGCGGGAATTGAGGGCAAAGAACGGGAATTTGAAGAGGCCTATGAGGAACTTCTCAGGGCCATAAATCCGTAAGGAGGATAACATGACCGTAGGTGATTTCGATACCTATTATTCAGACAATCCGTGGACGGTTGTAGATAAGAATCAGCGGGTTTGGTATGATCCCGAACTGACAAGTCTCTACCGCCGCTCGGCTATCTTTACTCCAACGATCCAGTTTATGAAGAATCTGGGCGACATGCGCGCCACCAAAATGGTGATGACCCAGCTTCTTTCGCCACATCCTGACTATACCGCACTGGCGGTTCGTCAAATGTGGATGCCAGCGAGCCATATTGATTCGCGCTCCGTGGAAATTACCTTTAGCCGTTATGGTGGTAAGGTAGCTTACACGGTTTACGACGATATCGTGAGTTACTGGAAACAAAATGGAGTCGCTGGATTGCGCCGGATTATGCGCGGGGCATTGGGAGAACACATGATTGAGGTTCTCGATATGCTTGCTCGAAACGCTTATCTGGATGGAGCAATTGATTCGGGTTTTGTGTTGTATCAGGGTGGTGGTTCTGATTTCTCAGCAATTGGAACGGGTGACACCTTTGATATTAACGTCGGCCTTGATATTTGGCTCGGCATGACACAACGTGACGTTGCTCAGGTAATTGGCCCGAATGGTGCTGGTGGTTCTATTGTTTGCTATACCTCTCCTGGTGTTATTTATGACATCCAGAAGGGCACTGATGGCAAAGATGGCTGGGTGGCTATCAATCAATATGCCAATCCTGGTGCATTATTGAGGAACGAAGTTGGTTCCTTCAAGAACGTTCGTTTTGTTCAGTCTCCCAAACTTGTTTTGTGGAACTGCGGAACGATCATTGCTCAGGGTTCAGTCACTACTGCCATTAATGCCGGAGATGGTGCGCCAAATCCTGGTACCACCAAAGTGGACAATACCTACATGGTTGGGCAAACCACTGCTGGCGTGAAGAACTACATTGAGGTTGGCAGTTGGGGAACTGGAACGCTGGCAAGCATTAATGTTGGCGATATCATCACCATCCATGTGACCCGCACCAGTGCAAACGGTATTACCAATGGTGTCAATTTCCAGGAAGGCACCCTGCACAATCGCCGTGTTGTGTCCAAAACCGCTACTCCAGATCGTATCGTTCTTGACAAGCCAATCATGGTTGACATGAACACTGATCTTGGCGGTGGCGTGTATGCCTATGTCACCAAAGGACGCAATATTCATGGCTCCATCTTTGTTGGTGGGCCAAACGGTATTGTTTCAGGCGTTGCTGCTCCTCCGCGCATTCACACTCCTGCACCCGTTGACGACTACGAAATGATGCAGCGTTTCTCCTGGGACGCTTACCTTGGTTATCAGACCTATGATCCCAATGTGTTTGAAGTCGTGTTCAGTGCAGGAACAACTCGCGTAAAGGGTGACGCAACGGTGCAATAATGTTATACGGCGACTTACGTGATCGTATCCTTCGTTTACTCGGCAATCCTGATGGGGAAGGTATTGAGCCGGAGATCATTGTCGAGGCTATTGCAGCATCCCACGACGCCATTCTTCCGTGGGTTCCAAAACTTGCTCAAACTACCATCGTAGGAGATGGATCCTCTGTAGCATTTGATCTCCCATCAAACTTTTATGCAGTCGAAGCCGTTATTGTAAATGCAACAGGAGAGATTTTAGGTCGTTCCGTATTTACGCCGAATGCCTATTTCGGAACAAACACGCAGGCTACCAATAGCTGGATTTTGTTGCCCACAAATCATATCTCGTTCTCAAAGGCTCCCGGAACAAATGTTGTTTACAACCTCTATTACATGGCGACATGGAATAAACCGACAATTGGGGTGCGGGATGATGATGTGCTGGAACCACCAGATCACTTGATAACTGCGATGTCGTTCTATAGTACGGCATACTTACTCATACCAGATTCAATGAGTGTATCAACTGGTATTGCGCCATATAAAACCAAGGTAGATTCAGGAAACCCCGAACACAATCCGATTGAAAGATCCATTATGTTTATGTTGAATCTGTTCAATCAGGAAATGGGAAGACATCCTAAATATCAAAGGTCACAGGTATGACGACACTAGAAAATGATCGCATTCCAAGCTCCATAGTTCCAATGATCCTTTACAAGATCAAGGAGCATCTGGAAACGTCTCTTGTGTTTGACATACCGGACTCCACAGCAACGCGAGCGATGTTGGTAAAGATTGGACGTTTTAGCGACAATCCGCTTGATAACCCAATTCGGGTGGCAATATCCAGTGGAGACTTTGAAGACCCAAGCTATTTGGATGGCCGGATTGATAATCCAAAATTTGACAATCTGAAAATTCCTGGACTTCCTGTTGGTGAAATAGGTGGTGGAGTATATTGGTGGCGGCGAGGATCAATTGATTATCAATTGTACTTTGTGCGCCAACGATTACCAGAAGAAGTAACGATACAGTATGCCTATGAGTTCCAAAGTAGGCTAATCAAAGCCGTAGAATCAACGCCAATTGGAAGATTGCGCGATGATTGTAACGAACAAGCATTTGCTCCCATCTACGTTGAGTCCGTTTCTCTATTTGAGAGTGGTGGTGGGAATCAACGATTATGGCGGGGAAAATTGCTCTGGAGAATTTTAACGTGGAGACCATAGGAGGTTAACATGGCTGTAACTGCACAGGCTGGTGTATTTTCCTGGGGTCCACAGGCAGATAAAGGAACGGTAGCGGCAACGTTTTACCAGCATCGTGCTGGCAACATTGATCTTGCTCCGATTTCTGATGACCGTCTTGGACCGCCTGAGGTTGGCGGCCTGCCCACCCCCACTTTCCCGTATCGGGCAGGTGTAATGGCAGTGGGAGGCGCAACACTGTATCCGCGCCTTGAGAATACTTTCGGCTGGTTGCTGGAAGGTGTATCAGGCGCATGGTCTGTTACTACAAACCAGGATGTTTTGGATAACACCGTAACATCGTTCTATCATCATGAATTTACGTTTGCGACAAATGCGGGATACGTTCCGTGGATGTCCTTCCGAAAACTCATTCCAGGTAGCAATGCTGGTGGAACCGATCAGCTTGGCGAAACGTTTATTGACTGTAAGGTTATTGGATTGGCATTAGCTTTATCCAGCGAAGATCCAATCTCTGCTCGTATCGATGTATTAGGACGTACTCCTCAATTTTCGGATGGCACTGCCTTTACATATTCGAACACAGAGTTTGAGAGCTATGAAAGTATTCCAGTCGGATGTGTTCTGAATGGATACCTGCAAGTTCCTGGATTTAGTACTACCGAATTGCCCGTTACTGCAGCGAATGTAACGATTGCCAATCAGCCATTAGATGTGCGTCAAGAGAAGGTATATGGTTCTCCGTATCTGGAGGATGTCACCATTATTGGTCGCCAGCTTACGGTGGACATGGTCGTCAAGTGGACTGATCCACAGTTATATCTTGATATTCTTACTGGATCAACCACTGGAACGGCCTGGAGTCCTTCACCCTGGGTAGAGGATCTTGATATTCTTGCGCTTTCAACTGGACTTGCTACTGGAACAACCCCGTGGCAATTACGGATTGAAGCTGCGGAAGTCATGTATCAGGTAGTGGGTGGTATTCGTCTTGCCGCGAATAATGCAGTAATGATGAGGATTCAGGGCACGGCTATTGCTCCTTCCTCTGGAAATTACTACACGATTCATCTTGGTAACGAGCATACAGCTTACACCTGGCCAACTTAGCGTATTCATTTAGGGGGAGGGAGTGGAAGGGCTCCCTCCCCCTTATGAGATTTTCTGATGTTCATGGAGAAAACAAATGCCTATTAAATTATCTTCACCGATCTACAAGACATTTGAGCTTGTACGTTCAGATGCCAAATATGGAAATGAAGGCGAGCCAACCATTGTTACCGTGCGACAGGCTAGCCAAGCGCAACATCGTCTAAGGCAAGATTTTTTTGCTACGCTGGAACGGCGATTTAGCAACAGTGAACCGGATGAAGTTTCCTTGATCCAAACACTTTCAATGGAAGAATTGAAAGAATTGGAAGTTTGGCTTTGTTTATGCGAGTGCAACATAGCGGATGAGAATGAACGTCTTCTATTTCCATCACGTATGGAAAATGATCATCCACGTCTCGCAATGAAACGCGAAGAGTTTCATAGCTCATGGGGCAAATTATTTCCAGATATTGCCAATGAGATTCATGAGAAGGTTCTAGAAGTCAACCCACTCTGGCGAGGGTCGGAGGGGGAAGAATTCTAGAGGGGGAAATACAAACACTTCGCGAAGAGTTACGAAATTACTATGGAGCACTGAATGAGCTTGAAGCTGGACTGCGTTCTAGCGCAAGGATACCGGAAAAGCCCGAAGCATTAATATTACTGGAACAGTGTGAGGCTCTGAATCTACCATTAGTAGCAGGAGGCCTCATGGACCAACCGCATATCTGGTTAATTTTGGTAGCCGTAATCCGAGAGGAAAAACGGCTATTCGAGTTGGCGAATAAGCGCAGTCAAGGAGCAGAACATGGCAAGGACAAATAATCCGGCGAATGATCCATTCGAACAATATGATCCAAATGTCCACAAAAGAAGTCCGCTTTGGGCCTTTGACCTTGAGACGAATCTTATTGGCGGCAGGAGTACAGATGATCTATTCCCACTTTCTATTTCATTTAGGCGTGTTAGACGTACTGGTTCTCGATTCAAACTTACAGACGAAGGATTAGACACGCTTGTTTATCCACCAGGCACGAATGAACAGAACTATCTGCCTGCATTGACAAGTATTCTCGATCAAAAGATTACAACCGGAAGAAACAAAGGACAAACACTTGGCGAACTGCTTCATCTGACTCCAGAGACGTGGGCTCAGCAAGGTGCTATTACACAAGAAGAACTGGCTCAACGTGTCAATGAAATGCTTGAAAGTCGGGGGTCACGATCCCCCGTACTTATTGGCCATAACATCAATGAATTTGACACCAGAGTATTGTCCAATGTTCTTACCAGGGGAGGTCTTCCAGGATTAAGTGACCGCGGCGTTATGACGCTAGATACCTTGAAATTAGCGAGGGAAATTGATGCAGTCGGTGGAAGATTAGGGGCATTTGGAAATTACACCCTGGATAATCTTGCGGTAAGATTTAATATACGAGTTCCTGGTCTCTCGCATGCAGCTGCTCACGATGTTGAAGCATCTGTTGGCCTCGCTAACACGATACTTCCTTATTTACTTGGCAGAACTCCCGCACGATCCCAAAATCCAGTAGCGCAAGGACAATTGCCCAATCCGGGCGTGCTTCAACCATCCTCCAATGTAACTGTTCAAACGGCAATAGGAACACTGAATAATGCTACAAGGGCTGGTCAACCTACTATTGGCTCTTCTATCAATACGCAACCAGCACAGAAACCGCCAATAACAATTAGCAGCAATCCTGCAGTTAAGCCAATCTCTGGTATTCGCCTTTTTCGCCCATCAATGTCTCTTGAGCAACTCGAAGAGAGAGTAAAAGAAACACTCGCAGCAGCAAATATTCCACTTGCTGTGACTTCTCGAAGGTACGAAGAAGAAGGTTTTGTGCGTTTTGGGATTCAGAAGGGTAATGTCGCCAGTGCTGGTGGAGAAGAAGATGGTAGTGAAGTAGAACCGAATTTAATCAGTATAGATCTTATGCCCGGGCCCTTTGGCAGATTTGGAGAAGATACCCTTGCCATAAAATATCCAGGTGGATGGCACCGTTATTTCACGCCACAAATCATGGCAAAGTCAGAAAATGAAGCCGAATTGCTTCCGAGTGGATTTGACACACTGAAGAGAATAGTCGAAAGATCATATACGGATCCGAGTCTTTTAGCGGCATTTCCCAACAAGAGCGTATCAAGTGCCCAGCAAAGATTTGATACAGCCGTATATGCAAGTGGAACAGAAGTAACGCAGGGATATCCTCACTCCGAAAGAGTAATGGGACAAACCGTGTCGTCTATCACTGTAAATTATGACGAAGACATTAAAGATCGTTCTTTAGCAAGTCAGAATATTTTCCAACGCATCAAGACAAGTCATATGGAAATTGCGGCTCCTGGCGGAGTTCTTGATCGCATGAGGGCTGGAGAAAAACTTTCCCAAATGACGCAAGCAGAACAAGAGGCATTCTATTGGGGCAGATTATTAGGCTTTGTTCCAACAAAAGACAACGATAATATTACACGATTAGCTCCATTGTTTGTACCATCTGGAGATAAGGATAATCCTTTGACCGTTTTAGGCATTGGCGGTAGCGAGTTAGTATCAACCATAAAACGCCGAACCCTTGTGGCTGGACGAGAAACAGCAAATCTCTATCAGCTTGAAACGATCGTGAATGCAGAAGGAAAAAAAGAGCAGCATTTGGTGTTGGCAGAACCTGGAGAAATTAGAGGGAAAAAACGAAGAGGGCGTGAAGGCTATTTAAGACCAGCAATAGCCGAATACGGAGAAACAAATCGGAATCCCAGCGTTGTTCAAAACGATGTTTTGTTAGTTCCTGGGACACCCTGGTCTGGAACTGGATATCTTTACCGCGATCCTCTTGCTGGACAAAACATTGTTACTGGTGGATATCCAACAACAGTAAGGGCTCCAATTGGTGAAAGGCTCGAAAATCTAGCAGAGGCCAGTTTTCAGTTTGGAATAATGAAAACAAACAAAAACAAGGAGACAGGAGAGATAACTTATGAAAAGGTTCGGGATCTAGAAGGCACTGTACTGGAGCCAAATAAAGAATATGTTGTTGGTCATTATACAATTGGAGGAGAAACGCAACAAAAGCCAATCAAAATTTCTACTGAAGGAGCACCTATAATCCTGGCTGGTCATCCATATATGGCATTTCCCTCACATATGAATATTAGTGGTATGGCTGATCCTGGAGTTGGTATAGGAAGAAGGTTTTACTCAACGGATAAACTTCGAGAAAGGTTTCGCGCTAAAAATCCAAACCTTCAGTTGGTAACAGATAGGTTGGACACAGAATTATATTTTCCCACAGCGACTATTACTGGCGTTGCAGCCAAAGGACAAGGGCTCAAAGGCCTTTGGCACATGGCACCTTCAATTCAAGAACGAGGAAACAGAATAAACATTGAGCCATCAGTAATGGTAGAGGGAGAAGAGGCAATAGCAAAAGAATGGACAGTCGGTGCAATCACTGGGACTGCAAAAGACTTAACGCAGGTTTTCTCTGCTTCTTTTCGTTTCACTGAACTAGAAACTCAAAAAAGGTGGCTTGGAGAGCTTTCAAGACTTCAAGGAAAAATTCCATCAAAAACACCTTGGGCAGAGGTCGCAGCTAAACTACAAAATTACTATACGGCTCAATTGAGTAGCGGCGATGAAATCCGTCCAGAGAGTTTGGCGGAAATTTACGCCAGAGCTACAACGGGTGAAGATAGAAGCTTTGCTCCTGGAGAACCCATGCACTATCGCGGTCAATTATATTGGACAGAATTGATGGGCAATTTGCGATATGCCACGGAAATGATGCCTGCGAATAAAGCCTATCAGAGATATGGATGGGCCAGAGTCGGAAGGCAAAGCGTTGATTATGCATTTGTTAATGATGCTGAGAAAAAACGTCTTGAACTAAATGCCCAAAGAGCGATGCATCTTTGGATGAGAAAAGAGAAGGGAATCGATTATCTTGATGAAGAAGGAAACGTAAGACCAGAGGGAGAAGCTTTGTTGCGAAAGATGCTTCCGGGTGGTATGGAGGATATTATATCTTTCAGGCCTTCTGGTGGGAAAAAGACTCCCTGGCTAATGTCCATCACAACTGGCGAAAATGCAATTTTGGCGAGAGTCGCATCGCATCTAGCCCCCGAATTTATCAGTGATTATCCACGTATTGGTTTTGAAGAGGCAGCAGGACTTGAAAAACAATTTCCTGGTATCTCTAATTTCACAGGAATTAGTTCTAAAGGGCCAGAAGCTCCAGTAGATACCAAATATGGATTCCGGGCAGGACGTGTATATGCTTATCAGCAAATGGCAAATATTGTTCGATATAGGGAAAGCGGAGAAAACTTTCCATCCATAGATGAATTTCCTGATGTTGAAGGTGCGGGTAGAGTATTTACGCCAGAAGAAGCTCAGCAAGAATTAGCATGGATGCAAACTCAAGAAGCGACAGGGTCTCTCACATTGGAAACGCTCAAAGCAAGATATGGTGATGCTCCACTTATTGCTCGTGGTAGAAATCAGACAGTTCTTGATAGGGAAGTTTCTTTGCCAGAAATGGTAATGATGAGTCCAGGAGCAATGTCGGCACTTTCTTACTCCAAGTTTTCGAAAGAATCTGAGTTTTACGAACCCGTCAGTAGAATGGGAAAAACATATACGCGTGCCCTAAAATCCTTTTTTGAATTTGCTGGTGGAAGACTACCAGATCCAACACTTCAGAGATTTTATGAAGAAGAAAGAAGCGTATTTAGAACCGCCACAGATACAATGAAAAATCAGCAAGCATCTCAAACAAGAACGTCATTTGGCGGACGATACGGATTAGCAACTGGCACCCCAACAAATATTTCGATTATTTCTGAAGACACTTATTCCAAGATGTTATCTGAGATAGCCGTAAACGCCGGAATGACTCCAAGAACATCGGAATATAGAAAATGGATGAAAGCGGCGCGGCAACAATTACTAAGAATTGGTGGCATGCCATTATTGAGTACGCGTTATCCGACTGAATCAAGAGAACATGCATGGCTTTTAACAATGGGAATGACGCCAAGAATGATTCAAAAACGATTTGGTTTGAGCATAGAAGAAGCCAGTAGATTGACAGGAAAAATAGTTCCTGGAAGTGTGTGGACGACTGGATTGGCTGCATTGTTGGGTCGTGGATCAGATATACAGTCTGGCGACTACGATGCAGATCCATTTGCTGGCATAGTACCGCTTAAGGGAAATCGAAAATTTGGAAAAAATAATCCTCCTATTATTCTTCCAGAAGAGACATTGCAATACATCAATCAAGGCCCGGAAAAATATCATGGAGAAATTGATGAAGCCCTTAGAAGTTTTTTGGGTACTTCCGGTGGAGTTCCAGGTGGAATATGGAATCCATCAGTTCAAGCAATGGGAGACATCATAGAAGGAGTTTTAGGATCTCCCAAAAAACAGCCAGCTGGCATTGTTTCGGGAAGTGCCGCTGAAGCGTATGAAACTGCAGGGGCGTTTCTAGAAGCTGGAAAAAATAGTATGGGTAGTGAATACAATATGCAGCGTGCTTTGACGGTTGGATCAGAATATTTAGGAATGGGTAATGCCGCTCGAAGCGCAACAAGCGTGCATTATCAAATGCCTTTGGATGCAATGTGGAAACAATATCTTAAGCGAGGCGGCCCTTCATACCTGCGGCAGCTTATTTCTAATGCATTTATTAGCAACCAGAACGTTACCAATCTTCAAGGAATTGGCAGAATGTCATCACTTAGTTTGATGAGCGTTTATGGCAAAGATCAGAAAACTGGCAAACCGCAGTATGTACGCCTTTGGGGACAGAGCGAATCCGCCGAAGGTATGTGGAGAAGTCTTGTTCCACTAATAGACCAAGATTATTTATCCTTTGAAAAAGTTCTCGGACAAACGCCACCCACAGAAATGCTTGGATCTCTATTAGCCATGCGGAGCGAAGACATTAACTGGATTGGAGAAAGATACCTTGAAATTAAAGAACAGAGAAAAATGTTAGGCGATTCACAGAAAGACAACCCATTGGTGGAGGTAATAAGTGAATATGAGAAAATACTTGGACGAAATTACAATATATGGGAAACTCCTGTTGGTGTCGCTATAAGTGCAAGGGCATTGGCAAAAACAGCATATAAACCAGCTGAAGCAGGGAGCGAGTTAACACAATTGCAGGCATGGGGATCAATGCCTTATGGAGCACTTCCATTTCTTCCACAGGGAGAAAATGTCACTTTGAGGGAAGCAGTAGAACGAATGGGTGTGCCAAATGCAATGTATCAGCATCTTACAAGAAAGCCTGGTGATCCAAAAGGCATTGCACCATTAACACCAGAACAAGTGCGAGCAGTTTCGGCCCATTTTACCAGCAAAGGAATTGTGTCTCAAATAGCAGAAAACATTTCAAATATTTACGGAATGGATACCAACGCCAGACCGCAAAAACAATCCATTAGCCCTGCATTTGTTCCTAATCCTCCTAACGCGCAATATGAACTATCTTCTTCTAAATTGGCGACCATCTCATTTGCAGATAGACCAGAATACGTGAAAACTGCTATGGCGGGAATCTTATATGCCAATCTCCAACAAGCAGGAATGGGAGCAGTTCGTGTGTCAGAAGAACAAGCGATTCAAGCTGGACTTACCATCAATCAGAGTCTTAAAGAAAGAGGAATGGCAGCAGAACAAAGGGTACTGGAGCGTCTAAAGGCAACGGGAGAAGTTAGCGAAGATCTCACAAATGTGATTCATGGCATTCCATACGATCGGGGAGCCCAGATTCCACTTACTCACTTATATCGAGCAAGTGAACTTGATGATCAGGGTCAATACATTGGGCAATTTTCAATGCACGTTACACCAGATATCATGGCTCTTGGTGGAACAGAAAAAGAACCGACAGTCAAACTTTGGGAAGTAAAAGCAGGGCCCAGCCAGAGAGCATCTGCTCCTCATCAGGTAGCCGGATATGCAATTATGATGTCTCGTTTGGCTGGGTTTGACTCATTGACCCAAAAACCACAGGGGGATAAAGAAGCTCATTGGAGAAAATTCAGGCCTGTTATTACCAATTATCTTCAGGCGAGCGGGGTTGAGGGTAATGAGCAAGAATTGAATCGTGTTGCAAGAGCGTACTTTGAAGCATTTCGGTCTGGACGAGTAGAGGCTTTTACAGCAATTGGCAATCAAGAATTTCAACCAGTTGATTGGAAGAGTCCTAAAATGGAAGAAGCGCACCTGAGAGCCGTGCGCGAGGGAATGTCTATACTGACAGTACCGGGAAGAACTGCAGAGGTGGCCACCAATCTATTTTCCAGGCTGAGGGATGCTGGGGTGCCATTAACATCTGAACAAGCGAGCTTTCTGGAAAACCAATCGCCTCAAAATCCGTTTGTGCCGTTTGTACAGAGAACTGGTGGTAGCAATAGCGGAAATGCAGGTAGAGGTGGTAATAGCGGAAATAATGGCGGAAACAATAATGATGACAGAGACAATAACGATAATGGAAATGATAATGGTGGTAATGGAAGAAACTCTAGAAACGCGGGATCGCCTAATGATGATGTTACAAAGATCATCCAACAAATAATGGAGACACTAAAAGCGATACAAGACAAAGGTCTTCCAATCAAACTCAATACAGGCGCGACGGTATCAGCATTTGCGTTGAATGATAATTTACAGGAATATCTGAATTTGAAGAAAACTGTATTGGCTGGAGAGCCATCGCCAAATGCGCCGCTAGAAGAAAGACAGAATTTTGTTGGCCCCAAATCGCTTGAAGCTCGTTTTCGGCAGCGATTTGCTTCAGATGCAAATATAAATGAGCCTATGGAAGATATATTGGCAAGAGTTAGCAAAAATAATCCAAGAGAATTGCAGGCATTTCTCACGGAGAATTGGGGTGATATACGTTCGATGGCAAGGATGCACGATCTTGCAGTTAGACTCGCCTCGAAAAGCACGGCATTGAGCATGGCTGGACGTGATGCATCTTTAATTCAAGAACTCCAGGCTGTTGCAACGGGAAAAGATACAGAAGGCGGTTTTGATGCATCGTTAATGGGTTTGCCTGGTTCTGCATTTCTGGCTTCACAATTAAAGAGATTTAACCAAGTAGAGAGGATTGTTAGTCCTTCGACTGGACTTCCGGTTACAACACCAATTTTCCCAGGAATTAGCAAAGAACTTCTTGCAAACTTATTCGTACAACAAAATGCGAATCAGCAGCTTTTCAAAAATGCGAACTATGGATTTCTCTCGCTAGGTGAGGCAGAACAAAAACTGGTTCAAACGACTACCAGAGTGTCTGCTTACAATGCAGCGATGGACTTCCATCAAAATAAGATGGACATACTGCTGAAAAAGAAAAATCTGACCCCAAAGGAACAGGAGGATCTAGATAAGACAGCGATAGCATACGCAAAAGCACAGGCCGCATACATGGGAGCATTGCGTGAACAGTCAAAAATACGTGATGAGATAGCATGGAAAGGTACCGAACGTGCCACGGAATACGTTACGGCTGGATTCGCAGAAGCAAGATATTCTTTATTTGATGAAAGAATGGCTGAATTGCGAAGCAGAAATCCATTGGCATCTGATCCTCTTCGCCGCATGGATATTGCTGAGCGTGAACGAACACAAGGGTATGAAGAAGCAAGAGACAAGGCCGCTGAGAGCGTCTTGAAAACGCAAGCCACGTTAAGAGCATTGGGGATTTCGCCAAAAAGATATCAAGGAGAAACACCAGAAGAAACTCTCAAATTACTTCGAGGACTGTCCGTAGAATCTGTTTTAGGGGAATCGTATTTTAATAGATTTCAAAAGGAGTACGAAAGTATCAATAATCGATGGAAAAAACTTGAACGTCCCGAAGACTTACAAACAGAAGGAGATATTGCTCAATGGGCTATCAAAGTTGTTGAACAGAGAATTGCAATTGAAGAAAAGAATCAGCGCAGAAGAGGACTTTCGGAAGAAAGAAAACAAGAAATTGGTAAAAGATTGGACAGTCTGCATGCATTAAAGCAAGCTATTCCATATGGCTTATCCGGTGAAATGGTTAAGGGCGGACTAGGGAAACAAATAACAGAAGGCGTGGAAGGTGCTCAAGCTATTATCGAGCTTGATATAAAGAACGAAGCATCTGAACGGCTATTTGAGTACGAGAGAGCACAACTCGAAATTCAACAAAGGGGAGAAAGAGCACTTACTCTTTCATCGGTCGAAAGTCGTGCCGCATTACTTGAAAGACAGGCAACTTATCAGGCAAAAAAGAAAAGGTTCCAGCTACCAGCCAGGGAGCTCAAGGAAAAATACGAGGAAGCGATTCAAGCATACGAAGATGCTCAAAAGCAACTTGATATAAGAGAAAGTACCCTACTGGAAAGTATTGAAAAAACCGGCGGACTCGAAGATACTCTTGTCAAATATAGAGCCGCAAAAACTCCAGCGGAAAAAACGAAAGCGGCAACGGAGCTTCTTAGTAAAGTTCAAGCAATGGGAGCGGAAGCTCCTGTGCAACTACAGCAGTCAGCAAAAGAATTGACAGAACTCGCGCTTACCAGCCAGGAAACCGAACTTGGGCGTGCCAAAACAGAAGAGGCCCTTGAAGAGATGAGCACTCTTGGGGGCAAATTTGGTTCAATGGCTCGCAAGTTATTTGGTGGTTTTGGTTTGCTTTATATGCGTTCCATTGCTGGATTGGTAACGACTGGCGCATATACTGGATATCAGGAGCGTTTAGCTTACGAACAACAAATGGGTCAGCAGTTCTTGGGTCTCGGCGGGGGATTGCCATCAGCGGCGCCAGAGCGCATTCGTAGAATTGAGGCACTGCAATATGGTGGTAGCGGCGGACTTGGCTTGCAGCAGGCAAGAGAATATCTTATGGGCAATATGCAACCAGTCTATAACCTGGCTACCACGGCACTTGCTGGTGTTTCCGCTGGGGGCATGGCCGCCTGGGCTCTGCAGGGATCGGTTGGCGATAAACTTGCCGGAAGAATTGGTGCTGGTGTAGGAGCTTCAATTGCACTGACAAACTCAATGCTCAATGTGGCTTCTGCTTATCAAGATATATCTGGTTCAGCGATAAGTCTTTCCACCAGGGAGGCAAAAGGCCAAAATCCATACGCCCAGCTTGCTTTATCCACTGCCGGAACAACAATTCTTGGGGGGGCTCTTGGGGGGGCTTTATTGGGTACGGCACTAGCTCCCGGGGTAGGTACTCTTATTGGTGGAGCGGCAGGATTAATCCTGGGAGTTGGGTCAAATGCTCAGGCCTTTGCTGCTATAACCAATAAAGAAGTCCGACAAGAAAAAGAACTCTTGAATCAATTAATAAATCGTGGGACACTGACATCCATAGGTGAAGTGCTTGCTCAAAATGAAATAACTCCGAACATGGCCAATCTTGCAAGATATGGACGCATGACGGCTCAGATCGTCTCTGGGCTTCCGGGATATGAAGGAATCACGCCTGAAGCCATTGCAGCCGTTGAAGCACAAGCAGCAAGATACGGCATGGGCATGACTGATGAAGAAAGAAAATTTCTTGCTGAGGCAAGGATGGCTGGAATAGATACGGGAGAAATTGCCAGCAATCTTATGAGACTTGCGGGATATACCGTTGGAGAAGCCACACAGCAATACAGAACAAGAACGCCATATCTAAAACCAATGATAACCAGTTATGCCAGGTACGATCAAACTGGGTCCGAATGGGATCAGTGGGACGTGAAAGAATACGTTGCCTGGAAAGAGACTACAACATCGCTTCAGGAAAATGTGTATAAAGCATACACAGATTACATGATGCAATCTGGCAAGTCGAACGAGCAAATTGCTGAAGAATTGAAGGTTGGGGCATCTGCAATACAAGGATTAGGTCCTTCTATGCAGGCGAGATTGCGGAAGTTAATAGAAACTGGCGGAACTGGACGAGATATAGCAGCATTGATGGAAGAAGCAACAAAGATTGTAGAATCTGGATATGGAGAACAATATCTTACACAAGAGAAATTGCTGGCTATGCAGGCTGCAACTGGAATGCCAGTCTCTCCAAGAGTAGATTACACGACATTTGCGCCATTGAGTCTGGAGGCTCAACAAAGGGAAACGATGCGCTTGCAAGCTGAAGCGATCATTCCACAAATGCGCCAACAATTGATGGTACAGTACCAGGGATGGTATGGAACACCATTGACATTGTCTCCCGAAATGACGGCGGGACAATTAACAATGGCCGAAACGCAACTTAGCCTTGGACAAAAGATGGAGCAATCATTTTTACTTGCTGGAGCGCATCCGGTTCTGGCAAAGGCATTGACATCAGAAACCGTCAACATGCCAACCCAGGACTATCGCAATCTAAGCAGATTGATGATGGGTTCTCCGTTACAAAGAGCGGCGGCTTTATTAGCCAATCCAGAACTTGCCAAAACACTTGTGGGAACAGCTCTTCCTGGCTTGGCTGGATCAACAATACCAGGCCAATATATCGGAATGACTGACATTGGCTCGAATGGACAGCTTACGGGTTTGTCTTGGGGCACTACTTCCCTTGCTCTTCCTGCACAGGTTGCGGCGGGAATGAGCCCAATCGAATCATCCAGACAGGTTGCCCAAATGATTTTTGGGGCTCCATCGAGCCCTTATCAAGCTGGTTTATTTGAGGCTTATGCACAAGGCGGACAATTTGGAGCACAGGCATATCAACAAGTGGAAGCAGCAAAACTACAACTCGCTTCTTCTGGAATAGCCTTTGCCCATATTGCTTTGCAAGAGAAATATCAGCCGTTATTCTGGCAACTTGAGGATCGTTCCCGACAGCTAGGATATCGTCAAACCGAATTTGGGTTTGCGCAGCAAGAAGCGCAACTGGCTATGCAACAACGATTCTTCCAACAGAACATGGCTTTACAAGCAGAACAAATGCAATTACAGCGTGGATGGACGCAGGAAGATTGGGCATACCAGGGTCAGATGCGGGAACTCCAATGGGGATGGAGACTTGAGGATTTCCAAGAACAATCCCGATTTATGACAGGTCGAGATCGCAGGATCGCTGAGCGTCAAATGCGCCGCGAAACGATTGTGCATGAAGCCGAAGAAGGACAAATTGAAAAACAGAAAAACCGTCAACAAGAATTGTGGCGGTTGGAAGACGAGCGTTTTTCAATTCAGAAGCAACAAAATCAGGAACAACTGAAATTCCAGCAGGAAGCACTGGAAAAACAACGGGAATTTTATGAAGAACGCAAGAAGATAGAAGAAGCTCACGTCAAATTGCAGCGAGAATATTGGAAAGAACAGATTGAATTACAAAAGCAATCTGCTGGTATTTCTGCGGCAAGCGCACGGCAAAACATTGAGAATGCTGAAGCGCAATTGAAACTTACACAATTCATGCAACAAATGCTGACAAAGGAAGGAAGTCTGTTCAGCGAAGAAACTCAATTAAGATTGGCTATCCTATTTCAGCAATCCACTACTTCCTTCGATGCATTTATACGCAAGTTTGAAGAACTGATGCGCAAGATGGGAAAAGAAATCCCTGCTCATCCAGAAGCTACAGGCGGACCAGGAATAGGACAGAGAGCAATCGTGGGTGATGCTGGGCCTGAGATTATTGATCTTCCAATTGGCTCTTCAGTCATTCCAAACAATGTGTTCAATGCCGAAAAACTTGGATACCAAAGGTTCAGAGATCCATGGGAGAACATTACATTCGAGCGTTCCTTTGCACGGCGTGCAAACGAATCTGGGGCTCAAGTCATCAACATATACGTTGGCAACGAAAAGCTGGCTTCATTTGTAGTTGATACAATAAACAACGAATTGAGCGTGTAATATGGCGTCTAATCCTTACATTACTTTGACTTCTGGTTCGGCAAGCTACAAGTTCAGAGTTATTTTATCTGGCTATAAACAGTCCTACCAAAAGTCTTCCCGCAAATCTCCGACACTATCCAATCGACTGGATGTTAGTCATGGATCATCGTTTGAGACTCTCTCTATGGTAATTATGGTAAGAGAGACAGAAACTGAAGAGGGATATGGAACGCTTGAGACACTGCGAGGACTTTTTCGCAGAACGACTCATAGTGATAATTTGATGACGTTGACAAAGAATGATGGAACATCCATAACTTGTGTACCAATGGGCGAATCTGGCTTTCAGCCATTGTCTTATATTGTGGAAGGAAATACAGCCTGGATGCAAGTATCTGTTAACTTTATCGTTATAGGTGCATAATGGCAAACTCCTATATAACAATCACATCAGGCGTACTGACAAGACGGTTTCGAGTTTTGTATGAAGGCTACGTAGAAATAATCATGAGGAATATTTCTCAGGATCTCACTCTTGGAACCGCCATCGATATAACCGTTGGGGGAGTTTATGAAGCCCTGAACATGATTGTGAGAGCAAGGGATACAGAAACTGAAGCCAATTACGGAACAATCGATGAACTGCGAACAATTATTTTGGCTACTGATCCTACGGCTGCTCGATGTACAATTACACTCAATGATGGACGAGTAGTCAATGGCTGGTTTCTTGACCCAATTTCAGCAACGCCTCTTACCATACAGGTTGAAGGCGATACGGCCTGGAGTGTATTCCAACTAATATTCACAATAGACAAATATCAATCCAGTTCTTCTAGTAAAAGTGCATATCTAAATGGTCGCTATTCTGCGTCCAGTAGCATTCATGCAGTAATTTCCAGCGGAAGGAAATCAAACATTAGAGCTTATCTTCGTGGGGCTGGAACATCGAGCACGGGAAGAGCAGCATTTGTTCATGCTCTTATTGTGAAAGGGGTAATTGGTCCCCCCACCGATTCTATTCATGCTTATCTAGATGGAGACGTCATAGCGAGAGATAGTCATCATGCTATGATAGCCTATGGGAGTGATCCATTATGAGAACATTTACGCATCAGTTTGACGAGAATACTGCCAAATACAAGATTTCCGGCTCGATCTCCAGATCAATGACTTTTCATCGTTCTTCCGAAACCGATCAAACCTACTCGGTTGAAAACGCATTGTCAATGTCAATGCCTGTCGTTGGTGATTTTGATCATCCTTACCAGGAACGTTCTGTATATTCCAATTATTTATCCAAAGTAATTAGTTTTTACAATGTAAGTGGTTTGTTATGCTATTCCGTTTCGACAAGAAAACAACTACATCAAACGAACACGAATATACTTGGATTACCTGGAATTGCTTATCACACTGCTGGCGGGAGCATTGGATGGTACAGTAATAAAACATCATCAAGTCGCTTGGTTTATGTGAATGTATATGGCAATCTGGTTCTGGCAAGTGTAAATCAGGATAATATTGAATCCGGCTCATCCAGTATATTTCATACAAGAACTACAATCTCAGCGAGTTACACAAGCAAGTGTGCGGTACATTGTCCATCTTACGATGAGATTGTAGTGTTTGATTATGATGATGGAGGAATACAGATAGACATTTGGTATAACACGGGCTCGTGGACGAAATATTCCTGTCCCTATCGGATCATGTATCCAACACAAACTCCATTTAGGAATATAGAGACACGTCCCGAAAATCTCACGTTATTTACCGCAGTTCGATATGGGACTTCTACGAAATGGGGCGACAATTATCGAACTGTTTGCTATATTTCCAATCCAATCACGGGTGGCGTTGATGGCGTTTCTGTAACAACAGATAATTGCTGGAGCGACATTTTCGTAGCCATACCAAGCGACATCGATGCTGATATGAGTGAAGTTCGCATTATCAATGCTTTTTGGGCAAAAGGAATTGCATCCAGTGAAAGTGAATCTACCAGGCCGATGAACTATATCGTAGCAAGTTACCGAAATAATATGCTGGACACCAATGATGTTGAAATGACACAGGATGGAACGGGTATTGAAGACACAAACGATCCTTACACAATTATTTGCATGAGTCGAGATGGACTTACTTATTCGATGAATCGTTTTTCACTGGTAAGCGATGATCCTTATCGTTACCAGGTGCTTCTAGATGAAGTAGGCAAAAGGCTTGTCTTTGTGAATACCAATGCCGCTGCTTACGAAGATGCCCATTATGTATTCCTTGGCGACACAAGAGGGAATACAGGATATGTAAATACGAATGCAACGGAACTTACCGATAACGATTTACTTTCTTACTCTGACAAATCACAGCAAAGCGCGAGCCTCAGGCTTGCTACTGGTAATGATTGGTTCAATGCAGATGAAAATCTGGATCGCCCAAACAGCAAAGTAATTATCAACCTTGGAATGACAAATGATGGAAATGAGGCAAGCATTCTTTATGGAACGTATATTATAGAGACGATATCAGAAGTATTTGCTGATGGCAAGAGGCAATTGGATCTTCAGCTTACAAATCAAACAGCCTGGATGTTATCAAGAACAACCTTTCCTTATTACACAGAAATCTTGGGAAAGGAAGCAGTCGCCATTAATGAGATTGATCATAGTTATCTATATGCTGCGCCAAAATCCGGATTGTACGAAACCAGGGCATCCATTGACTTTTGGGGAGCGGAAGGCTATGAAAACAGCGAAGAAGGAATTACTCCAATTTCCATTCTCAACAATGGTGGTGTTGGATGTACAGAGCTTACTGGAAGTCACAAGGCTGGGATCAAATCGGCTGACATTTTAGCGAAACTGAAACTGGCAAATTACCCGCGCACAATTGACACTCAAGTTACCCTACATGTTTATGGGTGGTCTAGTAATCGGGTTGGTTCTACCAATGATACCGTTTCAGCGATTTTGTTTCTGAAGGATAAAGACGAAGTAACATCAACGGTAATATCTACCAACACAGGACGTTTTCCAAATACTTATGGAACTACCGCAGATGGATCATTGCCAATCATTATTGATGTTGAAGTCCCAGAGGATGTTTATATTACAAATATTGGATTGATCTTTGAAAATTCTTCAACAACATATATTGTTCCGGCAAGAGTGGATATAACGCAGGGCATTGTCGTGCAGGCAACATCAGCAATACCTTGGACGGCGGATAAGGAAAATGGCTTCACGCTTCCTGGTTCTGATTATCCATATATTATGTTCTCAAGAGTACCATATAACGCTTATGGTTTTAAGGTGTCCGCCATCTTTGAACACACACTTGCAAATCTTGTTCCTGACGCACGTGCTTACTACGGACTGGTTGGACTTGCGCAGAATGGGGAAAACTATATGTGTGCCCGGTACAGCATTACAGAAAATGAGTTTCAGCTTATCAAGGTGCGTAATGGACTGGAAGAAAAACTGGCAGAGGCCACACCGTCTATAACCATGACTGGGGAAGTTGAGATAATGTTCACTCATCTCAATGGTAAATTTGAGATTTATGCAAAGAATGCGTATGATATCTGGGAGTCACAATTGACTTACACATGGACGGAAGATGATGGTTATCTTTATCCGGATATAGACACTCCATGTCATTGTGGGATTTACGGTTTTATTGATAGCCCAAAATTCAGGATTACAGGACACGACATAGGTGGCGATGAAACCATCTCGAATGCTCCTGCAATTGCTCTTCATCCGCAAGGAAACATTGATGAGCTATATCGTTTTCCGTCATCTGGAATGGCAATGATTGATAATAATCTATATCGCTACACCTGGAGGCTTTTAGGTCCAAAGCCTATACAAGGGCCATACCAATTTCGCAATTCCAGCGATGGGACAACGGGAATGTATGGTGGCATACCAGGGCTTGAATGTCTTTACCTTCACTGGACGAATTCCTCCAGCTACTATACAAATTATTTAGTTGCTATTGATGATGGAGCAACGTTTCCAATTACCACATCGAACTGGCAACCACAGACAATGAAAAACGGCTCATTAATGGACTTGCCAAATCGTTCAAGACATTTTGTGTCAACAAGTTATCCTACAATTGGCACGAACTATCATGGTCTGGACAACAAGGTTTATATTACTTCTGGCCTAACAGGCGTTACGCTTTATGAAGGAGATAGCACTCGTCACTCGGAGCTTTCCTGGTGTCGCTCATATTATACTGGTTCGATTTACTGTAAGCAGTTCAAGGCTTTCAACCACGAACCAGTACAAACAGTTGAATCACTAATAAAACGCATTGTAAGTTATTGTAATTCGGTTGTAACCTTTGAAGGAAATACAAACTACGCAACCTTTGAAGAAATGGACGACATGCCAAATGTTTCCAATATCGGAACGCTCAGGAATACAAAGTCTATTGACTTGAAATTTACACAGGAAATAACAGCAAATGGGGATTATGTTGACATTTATGTCAATGCGAATATAAGAGATCAGGCCAAAGAAGGAATCGTTCTTCGTATCCAGCGGGTTGATTCAACCAATTATATTTTTGGCTTATATGCAGGAACATTTTCTGCTGGCATTTCTCTTATTGAAGCATATCCAGTAACTATCCCAAGTTGTGATGCTGGAATAAACAGAGAGCACGAATTGCACATATTATTTCATAACAATTTCGTGTCATGCTGGCTGAACGGTCTGTGGATATATACGTTTGCTCAATCATCATTGAAAAACGAAGATGATCCTTTAAATGACACCCCAGGCATTGAATACCAGCCATACACTTATATATGGCTTCGGCGGTCCAGTGCGACAAATGTCATTGTTACTGACATAGAGTTATCAGAGCTATGCGACGTGAGAAATGCGGTTTATATTGACCTGGAAACAACCGCCATTAGCGCGCTTAGCTCCATTATTCAGCAACGCCCCATTGAGATTATCTATAAATCGGATGGCTCAATAGCCATGTTTTATGAGAAAATCAGAGATAATGCAACATTAAGTGTTCCGGTAAGGCAAGTTACTCATCGCAAAATGTATCCAGAGGAGTCTGGCTCTGATGCAACAATTTACGGGTATGATATTTCCTATATTCGTGGCCCGAAGAAATATAGAGAATTCTATGGGCTTTCTCATCGAGTAATGCGTCTTCCTGATCTTGAAAACGGAGAGGCTAGAGCAGCGAGGCATTTACTGGAGCGAGCTATGCAGCGTTCAGAAATGTATGAAATCACATGTCTTCCTCATTTGCACATTGAGCCACAAGATCGTTTGATTTTGAACGTCAATATTCCAGGAACGGGAACTCAAATCCTTACTCTCTTGCAGGACAGTGATATAGTATGTCCACCGAGTAATCAGGAATCAACAAGTTTGACGGTTACTGGAAACAACATTATTCGAGAGCTAATCGTTGAGCAAGTCAATATCACTATGGATGCATCATCTCCCAAAACAATGACAATTGTGTGCAGAGCCGAGAGGGTGTGAAATGAAACAACTCCATCAACGTGTTCGTAGAACAGCAAAAACGGGCAATAGTTTACGGGCTATTGTTTTGGATTATGGCGCAGGGCACGCAACAGTAAAACTACTTGGGACTGGTGGAGTCTTGTCTAATCTTCCAATAGCTGGAAATATTTCTCTATTACAGGGAGATATTGTGCTTGTAGATACGAGCACGTCAAAGCCTTATGTACTTTCCAAAGAACAGGATGTGTACGAAGAAGGCGCATCTGCAATAACAGAAGCAAAGACAACGGTAAGACCCATTCGAAATGGTGTTGCAACCGGGCCTGTCGTTACATTGCATCGCTATAATGGAGCAGTTTCTTACTTTCAATCTGAGTTAGATACATACGGGAAGGATCACAATAATGCACTTTCAATGGCGTTGTCTGAAGCTAGTTCAGGCGATGTGATCGTTGTTCCACCACAAGATTTTACAAATCATGTTATTGTGCCGGAAAGCATAACTATTCTTGGGACAGACAGAAAGCGGAGTCGCTTTTTGGGAGGACTTACGCTCGCCAACAATTCGCGATTATCAAATCTGACTGTATCTTGCACAGAATATAATGAATTGGCAGTATTGATTTATACAGGGCCAAAATATACTGGAACCTCTTATGGCAACAACCACGACTGGTGTGCCAATGTCTATATTGATAGTTGTGACCTGACATCAGATCATATTACCTCAACCCAATACAAATACACGCCACCTTATATCATAGATACAGAAGATGGATGTAAGCCAATATTGAGCAACTGCGATATTACTGGTCAATTTAATGCAGAGGAATACGTAGTATTCAATACGTCTGGATATACAGGCACATTGCTTTGGCAGGATTTCTCATCATCTCAGGGCTGGCAATTAAGCAGCACTACTTTTGACATGGCATTTGAGCATGGGAACCTGTATATATTTCGCCAAGATTCAGCAGGACCGGTTGATGCCACTGGCTATGCTTATTACACGCTGTCTTCCGGACCTGTAGTTGCAGAAGGAACTACCTTTCGGTTTCGTCAACCAGGTTATATTGTTCCTCTCAGAGATGCAAAGTCCATTATCGTATATACGGATTCCTCAACTGACTATGCGGACACTTGTGATAGCGACGGTTATTGGATCGCGAAACCATCTGCGCCAAACTACGGCAAGGTAATTGCTTCACTGCGTATGGAATTCCCGTCACTCCTAAATGGCTGGGCAAATCGTGCTGAAATTAGTATTGCCAAGATATGTAAAGATGATTTTAGATATACAAATCAAAGCATAACTCCATCTGTTCAGCGATATAACTGTACTGGAGTTTTAGATCAGGGTGAAAGCTCAATTGAAGGTGATCATCGTCATGCTGGAGAGGCGGTATTTACCTCTCCCGGTGCACTGAATACGGCTGGGGGAACAATACGTATTTACAATCAAATGGAGAGAACAGTAACAATTAGCAAGGTATTCCTAAGTGTTGGGACTGCTCCGGCAGGAGCAGATATTACAGTCGATGTTCATAAGAATGGCACTACGATTTTTACAACGCAGACGTATCGTCCCGTCATAGAAGACGGATCATATACTGGTTATTCCACAACGATTGAGGTAAGCTCTTGGGCACACGGAGAATACCTTACAGTGGATATAGATACTGTCGGACTCATTAATACAGGAGCTGATTTGACAGTCCATGTGGTTTATGTTTAGGAGGAACAATGATTACTTGCGAATATTGTGGTTATGGCAACAAGGATGGCTCATCTGCTTGTGAAAAGTGCGGAGCACCATATAAGCACGTTATCACTGAAAATCTGGCAGAAACGATCACGCGTACTATCCGAGAACTGACAAGTCCTGTTTTAACTGGAGACTGGCAGGTTAATGGTTATGATGCAAGTTCCTGGAATGGTGATCAAAATGGAGCAATAACAGCTTCCAAGCTCCAATTTGGTTTTATTCGGGCTGGCTATGGGAACACCTATGTAGACCCCCGAATGGACTATTACACTGGAATATGTAGCCAATATGAAATTCCATTCGGTCTCTACTGGTATGCTAAGGCTGGCTATGATTGGAGAATACATGCTCAAACATTCTCAAGCATTTGGAAACGAAATCCTGGACAACTATGGCCAGTTATTGACTGCGAATATACTGCATTATCTCCATCTGCGACAACAGATTGGCTGTATCATCTTATCAACGAGATGGAACAACTGACGGGCAGCAGAGTAATGATTTATACGTCTCCTGGCTGGTGGAATGGAAACGTTGTGCGCAATTCCTGGTGTGCCCTACGCCCACTTTGGGTTGCTCATTGGACAACTGCACTTTCCCCAATCCTTCCGTATGACTGGAAGAATGCCAATGTCACATGGACATTCTGGCAACATTCTGCGGACAATAACGGAAAAGCTGCAGAATATGGATTTACTGGAGGTGATCCCGACTTAGACTTGAACCGTTTCAATGGAACATTAGCTCAATTCCAAACAATATTCAATCTTGATCCTGGCGAAGAACCACCAGAACCGCCAGAACCACCAGAACCACCCGAAGAAATTCATCCTATTTTCAAAGCGCAAATAACTGCAAGCGGATTGAATATACGAAGTCGTCCAACAGCAAGCAGCACCGATTTGGGCGATCTGAGTTTTGGAAATATTGTCCCTGTTGTAGAAGAGCGAGATGGGTGGTATCATATAGAAGGATGGATTTCGGGCAATTATACAAAGAAGGTGTGACATGGCCAAGAAAAAGAAGATATTCATCAAGCCGGAAAATCGGGGCAAGTTTACAAAGTCCGCAAAAAAGGCTGGAAAATCCGTGCAAGAACATGCACGGGATGTCGTGAATAATTCAAATGCAACCGCCTTGCAGAAAAAGCGTGCGCAGTTTGCCATTAATGCAAGGAAGTGGAAGAAGGGAAAGCGAAAAGGAAAGTAAAACAGGAGGTGCCTATTGCCTTATCGTATCAATCCGAACAATCCCAATGAAGTGCAGGTATACAAAGGGAAAAAGTGGAAATTGTTGAAAAGACATGCAACCCCAGAAAAAGCGCGAGCACATCTGCTTGCGCTCAAGAAAAACGTAAGGAGCCACAATGGAACTGAAACTGACCTTTGATTTGTTGCCAGTATTGGCGACGCTTTTGTCCGTCCTGGTTGCTATCATTCCAGGATTTAACACGTGGTTTGATGCCCTTGCCAAGAATATCAAACAGTTATTACTGATTGGTATTCTGTTTGGGATTTCCGCCGCAGTTTCGGCTTTGTCCGCCTTTGGTGTTATTGAGGTTTACTCACACGACATTTATGGTTGGGTTATTTACCCAATTGTTGATTGGGTAATTGCCGTTATGACACTTGCGGGCACTTATAAGGCAACAAACTATATTTTTGAAAAAGCAGTCAAGAAATCGCCATCAGGCTAAATCTTAATCGTACAAAAAAGAGCCCCCTGGTGTCAGGGGGCTCTTTGCTTTGCACGGCGTGCAAAGATTTGCGACTTATTCTTCTTCCTTCTCTTTTCTTTCTTCAAGAATCATAGTCTGGAATTTCAGAAGAATCTCCAGTATCATCATGTCAAGTGCCTTCTTGTACTTCGTCATTCTTGCGATAGCACCACGTGCGCTTGTTTCATTCTTTCCTCCCATTTCATTCCAGACTTTTTGTGCAACCATGAATTCCTCATAAATAGGGGTGTCTGCGAGAAATATCATCAAGCTGTTGTAATGCAATGGGCAAAGGATCTGCAAATGCACATCGCAAATGTAAACAGGAACGCCGACATCACCACAAACATTACAACGGTAATATGTATCTATTACTGAGGTTTCTTGTTGCAGTTCGGTTTCCGGTTCTGGTCCGACTCGAAAGCCTTTTGCCCATTCTGAAAAATTATCCATTTTTTATCTCCTAGTGCGTCAGATGCAAGACGAATAGTTGATGCCGTATAAGGGCCAACGAGCAGCAAATCCTTATAGCGAGCCTCATAGTTTACGACATTGATTTTTGGTCTAGCCAAAGCCACCAGTTTTATTCTGGATATGCAACCAACCAGATAGTATGTAGTGTCTTGCTGAACCAGCAAGCAATACAAATCCATCATCAGGTTTTTCTTTGGCACAACCATTTTGGGATTCATAAAGTTTTTTGTAATAACAAAACTCCATGAATATCCCATAATAACAGGCACCTTTGGATTAATACCATCTACCAATTGTGCGATTGCGCATGTTGTATCCGGTCTATCCAGCACGCATTTATCCACATAACTCCACCACATGTCATGTCTTTCCTTTCGGAAGTTTTCTGGAGAAAACATAATAGTTCTTCTTCGTCAATGGATACAAAACAAAACCCAAGTGATCCGTTATAACTGTTTGCATTTTTCCATTGCACGGATTTGGATTACTGCATCGTTTCCACTCAATGCGATTTGCTCGAATATCAACGGCATCGACCTGAATCTCGTAACCGCACCAGGGACAGTATCCAATCTTCTTGAAGATCGCATTATCCATTTATGCGTCGCGAGCGTCTTTTAGGGGACTCTTCTGTTGGTGGCAGTTCCATGATTTTCTTGCAAACCATACATGGTATATCTGCGAAGAGAACCGACATAACCGGTGTATCACGCCTCCATTGAATGTCCCAATAGGAGCCATTATCGGCATACGTATAGATGATGTTATTGCGCATGCCAATAAAAACCGCATCTTTTACATTGTTCAATGGATCTTCGTTTTTGCCAAGAACAACACGCTTTCGAATGTCTTCCAATGTGATATCCATTTTCAACCTCTGAAAACAGCCACATAAGTTTTATCGCGCGATTCACGATCCCAGACAGAAATATCTTTTGTTGGCTCAATTATGAACAACTCGCCTCCAAGCTCTGTTTGCAAGTTCCCATTTTTGTTGACTGAAAACTTTATATGCCGTGATGTGAGATTGCGCTCAATGGTGTATCTACACTGATTTCGTGCAACAGGGTTTGGACCAGTTACCACAATAACAGTAAACCCTTTCGAAAGCATCATTGCTGGAGTACTTGTTACAGGAAATCCAAGCTGTTTTAGCTGCTCTAATGTATCATACGGAGTTACCGTTTTCTTCATCGGTCATTTCCTCTGAAAAGACATTTCCTGGCTTGAACTTTTCCTCAACTTCTTCGTTGGATGGCTTATGTGGTTTGTCAACCTGCGCAAGAATAGCCATCACAAACACATCGGGAACACGTCCAGTGACTGTCTCCCCATTGGCTAGTCTCAAAAAGTGTATGGATTTGTTTGGCCCAGGCTGACCCCCTTTTTGTACCAGCGAATGTTTGACGCAGTATTCTTCCGCTTCTCCTATTTCAATGTTGACCAGTTTGTACAAACACTTTGCCAGTTCTTTTAAGTCATGCATTAAGATGTCTTTCTTACAATTTTTGCAGTTCATTTTCTCAACTCCTTTGCCAATCGAATGAGATCCAATGCTTCAGATGCGATTAGGTCTTTTTCTCGAAGGTGAGCGGCAAACCATTCGACATAATCTCGAAGTGCCTGCTCACCTTCCCACTTCAATAAGTGGGCTATGGTACGTATCTTTCCTTCTCTGGTATGTGCACCTCCATGACACGGACTTGCGGATCCACCTGGATGAACAAGAACGCAGTTTTCCCGCTGGTAAAGATTGGCAATTGTGTCCAGGTTCTTTACTCCACGAAACATCCCTCTGGGGAAAAAGACCTCATGCATATCTGGCATCTGGAAAACAAGTGGCTTTCCACAATACGCACATTCTGGCCAATATTGAGTATCGGCAAGAATGATACGAGTTTTACACAGAGATGCCTTTAATGCGATCCTCTGCGCATGCAATAAGTCTTTTTCCATTCTCGGACAAGCTCCATTCATCTCCAGGTTTTTTTAGATACTCAATTAGAATTGTAGCACATTCACCACTCATATTCTTGAAGCTCTGAAACCGCACGTATAGAGCATCGCGAATCTCATCGCCAATCAAGTAATTCATAACTGCAAGACGCGTTTCCCGGCTTTTATCTTTGAGTCCTTGTTCAACAAGTATAATCAAGCCAAGGACTTGTTTCTTACTGATAAACCTTTGATGGCTGCTGAAACGAATTGCCATTCTTAGTGCTCGCACTTCGAGATCGAAGTCAAACGGTTTCATGATTTTTTCGTAAGCCCCCGCATTTCCAGATAGGTCATTCCTACTGATGTCAAGTACCGCATTCGATGTTTCCGTTTTTCCTTGACAAGCAATCCAAGCTGCTCCAGGGTGGACAATCTCTTGTTTACGCCCGAAATAGAAAGCCCTGTTTCGTTCGCTATCTCTTGTAAGGTTTTGCCTTTCCGAACCATCAAGAGAATAACATCATCGATAGCATTTAGATTTCTACGGTATCCAAGTAATTTATATTCCTCACTCATAGCATTCCTCTAGTTTCTATTATAGAAAACGGGTTTCTTTCTTTCCATGTAAGCCTTTGCTGGAAAACACGTAAAGATGGTTTGTAAGCATTCTGTAAGGCTACAACAAAATACCATTCTTCCGCGCTCTTCGGCAACATTTCCGGCAAGTATCTGAGCCAATGATTCACCCATGTGTGCTCTCACCAAGAAGATGGGTATTGAGCTATTATCTGGACTGGGATAAGCCCATACAATCAACCAGATATGATTGATGTCTTCTTCGCGATACGTGATACCGTACCGAGAAAGCAAATCTTCAATTGTCGTATCGTCCATTTAGGCAACCTCCGCTTGTTCCATGCTTGTTCCACCAAATCCCATCCTCACGACTCTGTAAAACGGGGCTGGCCCATTTTTCTGCTTCAAGAATCCAAGAACAAAGGTATCTGGTGTTACAGCGTATGACACTTTCCCGTTAGAGGTTGGTATAGATACCTTTGTAATTCCTGACTGGGATGGTTTCCAAATACTGACAAAAGCATCGCTGGACTGTTCGGCATTGGATGTTTCTTGAGCGTCCTCCAGATCTGGCAATTGCCACGAGTTCTGTCGTGTGCGGACCTGTCTTCCGGCTTGACTGAGAAGAAGAACAGGGCATCGAAGCGCAAGGTCTTTTGCAGTATCTACAACATTGATAAAACCTTCTCGCATATCAGAAACTCCTTTTGGTCTTTGGATACGTTGTAGATAGTCCAAGACAATCATATCTATTTGCATATTCGCTTCTTCTTCGAGAAAGATAATGGACTCCAGCACCTCTTCCATTCCGTATCGTGTTCTACGCCTATCGTCCATAACGCTATGACCAATCAGCCATATAGGAAGCGACTTACGATCTTCGGCTCCAATACTCTTGATTTTTTGCATTTCCTCTGGAGTAATTTCACCCTTGAAGATCTTGCCCGCAGGAATGGCGGTTACACGGCTCAAATCAATAATTGTTTGTTCCTCAATTGCTTGCTCCCATGTCACGTAAACAATTCCGTGATTGTATTCTGGGTGTTCTTTCCGATAAGAACGCAAGTGGTATGCATGTTGCGTCACAATGTAATTGGCAAAGCTAGATTTCCCATTACTGGTATAGCCCACAATAAGAATGAGTTCTCCGATACGCCAAGGTGTTAGCAAACCACTAGTGCCTGGAATGTTTTGCCGAATGCCACTATGAGGATCATCAATTCTCGACTGTATCAGCCGTAGTGCATTATCTACGGCGACATCTGGAGAATATACATGCTCACCAGCTTTTGCTTTACTCGACTGAACCATAATACTCCTCAAAGCTCGGCGTTGGGGCTATTGCCTCTTCCATTTTGGGCGGCTCAGATTGTGTTGTTATCATTACATTATTGGCACTACACCAGACTTCCATTTTTCCCACATTGAGAATTGCACTAAGCAACATGGGAAATTGCCAATGATACTTTCTGGCATATTCCATTCTGGAGTTAATCCATTCTTCTGGCAATTTGCCTTTATCGTATAGTCTGTCCACTTTGCGACATTTTACAATTTCCGGATCGCTCTTGAACATTTTCCGAGTTCTTCGACATGCCAGCAAAAGCTTCTCAATAAGCTCTGGATGTCGAAAGTCCTGTCCTTCAATGGACATATCACGATCATCAAATGGATCATCCACGTATCTAGTCGTCATGGCCTAGAAATCTTTCGATCTTATCTTCCCATTCGAAGTGTTGGTGAAGAAATTCCTCTGTTTGCTGTCCAATTGTCTTTCCTGTCATAAAAGGAAATGCTTCACGTTCCACCTGGTCTTGTTGTCTGGCTTGCTCAATTTGAGCAGCCCTTGAAGATTCTTTGACTTGATTCTTTTTAGGACCCATCGTTTTCCTCCTCCAGACGATCTCCACAAAATGGGCAGTAAGATGCAACGTATTGTACTGGAACGGCATCTTTCCTGCGATTGATTTTGACTGTTTGAATTGCAATCCTACGAGCCATCTTTCCATTTCGCAAAGGAAAGCGAACCGTCACAAATTGCAGATTTATTTGAGCCAATTCTCGTTCGTTTTCTTGAAGACATTTGCACATTTGTTGCCTCCTTATATTTTTTTTCTGATAAAAAGGGAAGTAGGTTTGGCGGTCAGGATTTGAGCCTGATTAGCATAATTTCTGGATTTCCCTGTTCGTCGTTATGATAGACGCCATCGAGTTATGCTGCCGATTCACGTGTTCCCACCACGCCGCCGCCAGCAAAACCAGTATCGCCTCAGAAATATTACTGCGATTCGCTTATGCCGATAGCACTTACCCCTATATCAATGAGACCCTGCCACATTTTTTCTTCCTTCTCAATCCATTTCATGGCTATTCTATCAAGCCACGATTTATCGGGCACCAGCAAATTCTTCATCGTTTTTATGGCAAGAAGATAAGTAACAATATCGGATCTCTCGATATATCCGGTGTATATCCTGTCTCTGAACAGAATAAGCACCCATAACGGCATGATCGCTACAAATTTCACGATTGCCCTCCTGGTGTGGGAATTGGCTCCAGCATGAAAATTGGGACAATAAACACTTGCGGTAGCGTTCTAAAAGCCATTGATAAACTGTAACCCATTACGGCGTTCCGAATAACTGCTGGCAAAAGGGATGGAGCAACTCGCATAAAGCCTTCTCCCTCAAGCTCTTTCACTAATTGAGAGAAAGCCAATGTCGAATGTCGAACAGCATTTGTATCTAGCTTTCCTGTACTATTTATTAATGTCCAGGCGTAGCTACTGCCCCTTGGCCATGCCAGGAAATAAACCGATCCATCCGTCATTACCATTGTTCCAGGTGCTTCCTGAATTACACTACGGATTCCGGAAATTGTGGCTCCTGCTCCGAGAACATTTCCAGCAGCCAATGCAATTCCCATCAATACAACCAATGCAATCAAAATCTTTTTCATTTTTCACTCCTTGTTTTTATTCTATCCTTACGACTCTCGGCTATACCATCGGTACGCCATAATTTGTTGCGCCCTTACCGCATCTTGCACCAACGGGCACTACCACCACTTTGCGTAACGCTGCTATAACAGGATAATACTTCGTACAGCAATACCACAACTCGACAGAACCAAACTCCTCCATAGCATAACGTACTTAGCGTAACCTTCGCTTGACGGCACTTAGCATAACCTTCGCTTGACGGCTCTGAGCCTTACCGGTGCAAAACACCACCGAACTATACAATGCTATGCCCTCACATAACTTTATCATTCCAAGCCTTACCATAACTTTGCGAGGTGTAACATCACCATAACCGCGAGGAACATTACCACACTAAGACATTGCACACATGACTAACCGCAACATTGCCATTGCTTAGATTTGCGTGACTACGCAATACCCATGCTTATCGTTTTTCGAACTCGAAGCGGCCATAAGAGCCATTCCTCCATTGGCCGATGCCCTGATATTTTCCGTAAGTCATGAGTTCCATAACAACATCAACGTTTAGAATGCTGGTAAAGATCTCGACAGTAATGTCAATGTATGATCCAGCAGGAATAATCTCACTGGCAAGAATTGCTGAACGTGGTCCCATTGGTGTATCTGCACGAACAGGGCGAACCAGTAGAGGGATGTCACCAGGTCGTTCTCCAATGACAATCCGAGTATCTTCCTGCTCCAGGCTATTCCAGTTATAGCTCGTTGGCATCTGTATTGGAATTTGCCGTGGCACAATAAATAGTGCTTGCGTCACTTTTGACTTCAGGTTTTTTACGCCCTGAATGCCATTGAATACCTTGCCTGCTTCTTTAAGGAAACCCTTGACCTGATAGTCGTAGAGAATCGGCTTTCCGTTCACTTTGTGGAAAGCCGTGATTCCCTTGTTCTCGTCTGGTGGTAGGCTTTCTTCCTCATCAGGTTGCATGACCTCTTCGCCAGCCAATATCCTCAGATATTGGACGGCCACATCACGCGCTGGCATGGTGCCCAATACAGGTTCCGTGAACGTAATTCTTACCGGAATACGTTCAGTTGCAGTCGTTTTCTCTGCCATTTTCATGTACTCCTTGTTCTAATATACATGACGGTTGTAGATTGTTTCCATAGCTTTCGTAACTGGAAAGCCATGTTCGTCTACAGCCAACGAAAAGTAGTTACGTCCCAAAAACTGGAACGTGTTGTGCCGATCCTTTGCGGCACTAATACGATAATCTTTATAGACAGTTGGTTGAACAATACAAACCCGCTTATAATCCTCCTCTACTACAATATGCAGAATGTAATCAAACCATCGTTTGATTTGATCTTCCAATGCGCCTTGTGTGGCGATTCCCCGAAAGCCAGGCTTTCGAAGGTTTTCGTACTGATAGACAGGCTCTTCTACGTGTACGTGAGCAATCCAAATGATTGGGATGGGCAGCTTGCGTGTAAGATACACGAAGGGCATGATATCATCCAGCAATTTTCCCCACATCTGACGTGGCTCTTTCCATGCCTTCGCCATCAGATTTGTGTACTTGTGGACTTGCTGAATGGCGTCCAGACTATCAATAACAAGTGCCCCGATCGGTTGATCCTTATAAAGAATCCGCTTGTCTTGATACGGACAATTTGTGAACGCATTTACCGCTTTGGTAAGTTGTTCAAGTAAGTTTGGCCCGACCTCAAAGGAACTTCGGTACTCAGGAGAAACCGCGCTAGCTGCTCCGCCTTCTGCATCCAGAAAATAAGCATTTGGCCATAAGCTCGCCAATCGAGTTTTTCCCGCTCCGGGATCGCCAACAATACAAATCGTTGGCTTTTCCTGTACTGGTGACAATTCGTTTTCTGTCATATTCGCTCCTTGTTATATTATTATGCGCCTATTGTAGTGCAAATTTTTGCACTTGTCAATAGGCAATTATGTTATCGTGTCGTAAGGAACCAATGCAAAAATGTCTTCTTCTATAACTGGATGAACCAGCTTTACGGCGTCAGCAAATACTGAACTTCCAAATAGTGAACTTCCCGCTGGTTTGTTGAACCAGGGAACAAAAACGTCAGTCTGCGGGTGTGGATATCGTTTCCAGTAGGCTTCAATGAGTTCGTCATTGGGCGCATGATAAGGAGCTACAAGCGGAAATACTGGATTGATAACTTCACACCACCAGGCAGTTATACCCAGAAAAGGTAATGCTGTTGGCATTTTCCAGGAACGGCCATTCCTGTTCATAAAAACATAAGCATAAGCCAGCTTCTGGAAGACAAGAAGCTTTGTCCCTTTTACTGGATATACCCATTGATCCAATGCGTAGTTAACTGCATATCGACTATATGCCAATAGTGACATGTGCTCCTGTTTTTGTTTCTGGTCAATCTTGGAATAAACCAACTTTATAAAGTATTCAGTCGCCATCAAGCCACCTTTCAACTACTTCGTCAATTGTCGTCTTTATAACTAGCGTGTAGGCCATTTCGTCTTCTTCCAATCCTTCGGCATTGGATTGGATCGTACAAAGCTGCCATTCGCCATCATCGTTCTTGAATGCCATTCTTGCTCCATCGTCCGAGAAAACAACTTGTTGTAATTCCCATCCTTCTATACCCATGTGTCCGCAAGCACATTCGGCTTTTGGAGCTCCACACCATTGACAGATGCCCGTTTCGAATGATTTATCGATCATCATTGAGCAATCCAGGCAAATTTCGTCATTATATCCGACATCTTCTTCTGCAAATTCTTTGCCACAAAGTGGGCATGTTTTCATGGTTTTCTCCTTTGCACGGTGTGCAAACAATATGGTGTTATTGCGTTTTTGTTTCCTCTTCCAGTTCCTTTTTGAGCCTATCGTTTTCCTCCATCAAGTCCTTAGTGGTTTTGATGAGTTCTATAGTCGCATCGAAGATCGCGGCAAAATCATCTGCCCCGCTTCCATGTCTTTTTGTCAAGGTTCTGAAACTGTCCATGAGAGTGCTAAACGCCGCACGATTCTCCAGCAGGTCTTTTGATACTGCTACATTGACACTGAGCAATAATTCATTTTGCTGGGAAAGAATAGCATTCTTCCATTTCAACTCTTCGATGATCTTGTTTGCTTGTTCCAAATCATGGTACATTGACAAACACTTCTTTGTATTTGCAATCATAGAGGCCTAAAACTATATAGTCGAAAACCTTCTGCTTCAGAGGATACCATTTGCCAGACGTATCCCTAACAAACCAGCAGGTAGTATAGAATGTATTTTGTCGGATCGATTGATATGTTCGATCCTGCTCAATTTGATCCCGTACTGTCCCAATTGTCCCGATTATCTGGGGACTTTCAGGACCTTCGGGGTGTTGTGGTGTCCAACACCGCCAACCCCAACCAAAATTCCGCGTCTTTTTTGTCAATCTTACTTTCATTTTGTCACCTCCAAGATTCATCAAATTTGTAATCCCAAAAGATACATTACACAACAGGCAATCAATCCCAAGATGATTGTCATGGCAATAATTACTGCACCTGGCTCATCTGCCCAGTCTGGGGGCTTAATTCGTCCATTCATATTTTTTCGCTCCTTGTGTATCCCAAAGTCGTATCGTGAACTACCACCCGCTGAAGCGGGTGGTTTTCTGGCGAATTTCCTATAATAGCCTTGGCTGTTTCTGCGCATCGGCAATGCGCTTTTCCGCTATGGCAAAGTAGGTCGGGTCAATCTCGATGCCGATTCCATTTCTGTTCAACAAGACGCACGAGGCGAGGGTTGTACCTGATCCTACAAATGGATCTAATACTGTATCGCCGGGGTCTGTGCAAAAATCAATAAACCTTCCAACAAGGGCAGTTGGCATCTGACACGGGTGCGCCTTTTTGTTCGTGCCCTCGGTTAATATCGCTTCTTTGTGGTGTATTGAACCTGCGTATACGAACGGAATATCATCCCAATAATCAAGCAGATACCCGATCGGCCCTGTGGTATAGCCGCCCCATCTTTGGTTTTCTTTTTGCACCTTTCTTAGTTCTGCCAATTTGTTAAATTTGTAGTTCTCTGTTTTCCCGTAAAGCAATACAGGTTGATAAGACATCCAAAATCCTTTGTTATTGTGGTTGGCAGAAACATTGCGCCAAATCACCTGACTAATAAACACACCCCTACTACCCATTGAAGGGAATAGTTTTTCAAGATGTTTGGTGATCGTCATTATCGCCACGCTTCCGGTGTCCTTTAGTACCCTGAACACCTCTCCAACCCATTCGTCCTGCCATTCGTAGTAATCTTCCCTTTTGTCCTCGTATGCCGAGTATCTTTTGCCGATATTGAACGGCGGGTCTGCAAAGCAAAAGTCCACGCTCTTGTCAGGCATAGACTTCATGACTTCGAGGCAGTCGCCTAAATGGAGTTCAACCGTCAATTTGTTCATGCTTGCACCTCCGGCGTCCATTTTATTTCACCTCCTCCGGCGGTTCTGGTAAGGGCATCCAGTGGGTTGCCCACGATACGCCAAGTTTCATTCCATCAATTTGATACCATCCATGCTTAGACAACAGTCCACGGTAATGGTAATAATTCGCAGTTGTGACACACAGCCCGTGCAAAACGAGTACCTCGGTCATATCTTCCGGCAGCCTCTCACTTACCGGTATCCACCTGCGCTCCGCCTCAAGCTCAGCAATGCGCTTATTCAGCGCGTCTTCGATGGGGCGCGTGTTCCAGTCGACTATACTTTTTGCAGATGCCCCACAATCATTACAAACAACAATTGTCCCTAATTCTTG